CTTGACAGGTTCAATAGCAATATCAACCCATAGTTCGTTTCTGTCAATTCGCGCAGGGGTGTTGTTGCTGCCATCACAAACCACCAGGTAGTCATAGATAGCTCGTTTGGCCACCAAGTCAACCATCAGGCTGTTGACAGTATTACTGATCTCATCACGTGTGATTTGATCATTTGGCTCAAACAAGAACAATTTACCAATCTCTTCCAGACGTCCACGCAAGAATGCAACCAGTCGGGCTACATTGATACGATCTAGTGCAGTAGTTGTAACAGTACTGGTCTTGTTACCAAAGTTTGTGATACCAACACCGGGGATAAACGTAATTGGGTTGATGTTGCGTTCATACAAGATATCGCGAACACTTTGACTCACGCCAATCTGTTCAAACTCACCTGTTGCAGCATTGATATAACCAATTGCGCTGGCGTTGTCAATCACACCGCGGCGTGTGCCGGCTGGTGCAAACCATGGATAGCTAGCAGCATCACTGCGCAGAATTGTACGAACCATCATGTGGCTTGGTGGTTGCACAACTGAATTGCCACCTAGGTCTGTGGTGCGGCATGATGGATAGAACACACCAGCGTAGTTACTGGTAGCTGCATTGCCATCTTCTGTGACCAGACCCAGACCGTTGTTGTTGGTAGCAAAAGCCACTAGGCTATTGCCATCAGGTCCAAGTCTCATTGGAGTGTCGCCGACTACAAACAAGGTATTGTTGCGCTCATTGCTGAGTGCAATCATGTTTGGTGTCAGTTCAGGATAAGCAGGTGTTGCAATCAAGTTGAATTGATTTTGTTCTTCACGTGCTGCTGTGCTGGTGTCAATACCTGCCTTGAGTGCTTGCACAATCAACTGGCGTTGTGCCAGACGGCCTGACCACATGCTGCCATCAGTTTTGTTGCCGCTGGCTGTGAGCCAGGTGTTGGTGTTCAACAGGTCCCAGTATGTGCCGTTGGTTGGTACTGTGCCAGCTGCATACCCAGCTGTTTCACTGTTACGAACATACACTGCATTGTCGTAGTTTACAAAATCATTGTAGATATACACTGTAGTGGCAGAGTACGCATCAATTGCAAACGCAGTAGATGTGGTGTTGAAATAGTTGGCCTGGAAGCTCTTGACATTGTAACCAGAACGGCGTGTGTTAAACAACAACATGCCTTGCGGATACAGTGCAGGATCAGGAGCATCAACATCAAGATAGTTGTTGGTCAGCAAACTCACAATGGTTGGGAACGGATCAGCCACACAATCTGTGGTACCGTTTGGTGCCCAGCGAGCATCTGCAAACAAGATACCATTTTGTGATACTTGATCAGTAGTATCAATCTCTACCCAGGAATCGGTTCCGCTGACTGATTCCCAACGATACAACTTGGGATAATTTTCAAGATCGCTGGTGTCAATCCACAAGTCACCGTAGGCCAAGGGCGATTCTGCTGTGTCGGTTTGGGTAGTCGGAGCTGAAGCACTTATGATTGGGCCAGCTGCATTACACAGTGTCAAGTCATTGCCACGAACATCATTGGTTACGTTTTGGTAACCTTGCCAGATTCCATTGTCCTGAATCATGATATCAGCATCGCTCACTGAGCTGTAGTACCAGAGACGTCCAGTAGCAGGATCCTGATCAGGTGCTGTGACGCTGGTGGTATAGGTGAACAGTGGTGTTGTTACAAAGTTACTCAAAGTAAGTCCTGTATTGGGCGAAGCATTTCTTTGTCGTACTTTAGGGGTACTCAATGAGAATCCTGCTGCTGTCAACGGAGTTCCTGTGCCCAGAGCTGTTTGTATCGTTCCGCCAGCACTGTGTGTCAGCACAATGTTGCCAGCAGTGTTGACACTGGCTGACACATAAGGAACATTGGCAGCAGATACCGCAGCAATAAAGTCAGCTACAGTACCTGTTCCGCCAATGGTGACAGTACCAGTGTTGGTGGTAGAGGTGCCTACTGCTGTTGCTTGAATTGCAAAACTATTGCCTACTGTAAATGTTCCAGCAACATTTGGTGGAGTTGTGGTTCCTGTAACTTCCAGGGCACCAACGGCATATCGTTCAAGCAGGAGGAAAGCAAATGTGTCGAGTGGTGTGGTAAGATACAAACTTGAATCATACACTGCATAAGTAGTGCCTACCGGAATATTTTTTCCGCCACCTGACGGATCTAGTGCATAGATAGCAGTTCTGTCACCAGAATAAACTGGGCAATTTTGTGATACAAAGGTAGCCAGTGTGGTGCTGTATGATTTAACGCTTAGATTCATGCCATTGTTGGCGCTGCTGATATTTTGCCATACAGATCCTGTGGGACGGCCGCCATCGGTATCAGTGGTTCTCCAACGTGGTTGCTGATAACTGTATCCAGGAAAGTAATCAGGTGCTGCATATTCACCAGTGACAATTCCCAGAGCTGTCAACAATGCCGTGCCTTGATTTGGGCCTGGATCAACAGTAATGATACCATTGTTGCTGAGTGTGGAGCCGTCATTTGCCGCGGTAGAATCAGCGTACAGGTACAACTGATTTGATACTGCGCGAGCGGTAACGCCCGGGATAGCAGCAGCAGTAATCACTGACACAAGTCCTGCCACAGTGTTGGTAGCACCAACAGTAACCAAGTTGTCATTGATATACATGTTTGCACCCACTGTCAGACTGGTAGGAGCATTGGTACCTACCAGTGTGGGCCATGAGGTTTTCCAGCCGTTGCTGCCAATTTGATACCATTCGTTGTTGTAGTTTTTATAGTAACCAAACACATACTGATCAATTGCTACCACTGCATAATCGCCAATACTACCATATGATCCCACTGGAGTATTGTCAGCAATAGGATCTGTGCCGTTACCACCTACTACCTCAGTAGCATCAGTGATTATCAACGGAATCTGGTTGGTAAATGTTGCTGTGGCTTGATTCCATTCAAAAATGCCCCAGGTGCTGGTGCTGGCATCTAGCCAGTATGCGCCATTGGCTGGTGCGCCTGTGGGGCGAGTCAAACTGGCTGTGAGAGCTGTCAAATCAACGTCAGCACGTTGAATATATGCACGATTAGTAACACCCAGAGCTGAGTACGCTGCAAGCAGGCCATATTCGTTGAGTTCGTAGCCATTGATTGGAGTGCCTGTTGTGGTGTTGTAGAAGAACGGTACACCAAATGTGGCTGCCAGATCACGCTGACTGGTAATTAGATACGTTTTGTTGGCATTGGCAGCAAGGGTACCTGCTGCCACAGTGATGCCATCACTAGATACTTTGTTCTGTGCTGTGGCAACTACAAAGTACGGAACTGTATTGACCGCTGATGGAATATACTGACTCTCGTCAATGACTGTTACTTCTACGCCGGGGCTAACTAGGGCCATGGTTATTCTCCTAAAATTTTTATCATCTATTTGCTTGCGGATACCCGATGTATCCATGCAATCGCATAGTGATATTTATAGGTATATTCAAAAAAGTGGCATCTACAACAACCTTTATTAAAGGCCCACTGGAAAAGATTCAGTATAAATATCCAATGCAAAGACCCATATGCAAAGCCTGCGACCAACGACCTTGCGCTGTCAACTATTATCGTGAAGGTGTAGCTCACTATCGAACAAGATGTGAGACCTGTGCCAGAAAAGGAAGAGGCATCAAAAGTAGAAAACCACGCTGGGAAACAGCGGGCTACAAGAAAAAACCCGCATGTGACAAATGCGGGTTCAAGGCCAAACACTCAAGTCAGCTGTTGGTGCTGCATGCTGATGGCAATCTCAACAACACTGAACTTCGTAACTTGAAAACTGTTTGTTTGAATTGCGTTGCAGATCTACGGCGTACTGATTCTATTTGGCGGCCGGGGGATCTTGAACCAGACGTGTGACCTGCTGATACAGGTGATCTAGACTGGAATTGTTGTCCAGCACAGCATCAAACTTGGTACCTGCCCAGGCGTATTCGCTGGCATGCACTCGAGACTGATCCAGGAAACTCTTGCTCAAACTCCAGGTAGAGTTGCCATCAGGGCCGTGATTTACACTGACTGCTGCATCATACCAGGCAGGTTCTGGACCACGAGTCACACGCACCACAATGCCACCTGCTGCCTTGATCGACCGGATTTCGTTGGGAAATCTGCAATCACTGATCACAATGTCGTCTGTTGAATTACGCAGTTTGTTTTCCAGACTAGCAATCCAGATATCGTCGTGAAATCCTTGACGGCAAACTTCTGTGCCCCAATATTGCAGCACCCAGCGTGGTGTTAGCATGGGCATTTTCAAACGCTCTGCCCACCAGGGATCCACTTGTTCGCGCCATTCGCGAGCCTGTTTTGTGCGGCCTTCCAGCAGTTCTCTGTCCCAACCAAACACATGGCTCACAGCGTCCTTGAGAGTGTTGGCAAAACTTTCTCTACGGAATTGATGTATGTTAACAAGATAATCTGCAATGGTGTCTTTGCCACTTGAAATAAATCCCACAACTCCTATGATCATTTTAACTCCCGAACGTTGAGATGTTTTAGTGTCGTTTGCAACATGCCAATTTGTCTGCGGCAGTCTTCCAGCGCATGGTGGCTGGTGGGGGGAATAGGTTGATCTGGCCACAAGCTGAACACTGTGCGACTGTCTCGCACCATGTAGTATTTCCAGGGCAAAGGCTTGTGATAGCTTTTGTAAGCATGTTCAAGTATGTTCATGTCATACGTTGGACCTTGTGCCCAGATACGGTTGGAGTGCCAAATCAGTCGGCCTAGTTCGTCAAGTGCCTGATCTAAGGGCACACGGTCCTGTTCATTGAACGCTTCTTCTCGAGCATGTGCTGGTTGCGTTGCCCACCATTCGATTGTGCCTTGATCAACATCACGTGTTTCTTGGCTTTCCATGGTGATTCTAGCATAATAGGATTGATCATAAGTGCCAGAGCCAAATGGGTCAAAAGATTGGGCAGCAATCGTTAGAATGCAGGTGTTTGGACCAGTTGCTAGTCCTTCTAAGTCAATCATTAAATCTGCCATGTGTTTAGTATAACACAGAGTGGCTTATGCCACAAGAGATAAGTTAGCCGATGACCCAGGTAATTGGCTGACTGCCGTCCACATAGTTGGTTAATTCTAGTATTTTGGCATCCATTTGGGCTTGTGCTTCACCCTTCATTGCTGCACCGTTCAAGCTGCCGCCACCTTGTGGGCCGGCAATTGTGGCAAATTTTTCACGGGCTTCACCAATGATCATTTTGCAAACAGCGGTCATGTAGTCTTTGATCCATTGTTGAATTTGATAGTCTTGCAGCAGGTTCACTTCTGGCTTGAGTTGATATACCCATATCAGCACCTGTTCTCCAGAACCTTTGGGATCTCTGATCAGTTGTAGTTTTTTGGTCACTGGATTCCAGGTGTAGTTCATGTAGCCGCCAAACATACGTGCAGCCAGTTCCACATACTGTGAGTAAAAGTCATAGGTGGCCAGGCCGCCGCTGACGTTGAAATTCATCAAGTACACATTCATACTGGCCTGTGCAAATGGATCAAAGTTTGATGCAAACGGTCCGCTGGAGTCACCAAACGTTCGACGAAATATCTGACGCACACTCACAACTTCTTGGGGCAAGGTATAGATGTTCATGTCCCGAATCAGTTCCATGAAAATGTAGGCTTCTTCATAGGCATAGTTGGCTCGTTGACGATACACGCCAATGGTGCGTTGATATGCTGCTTCGTAGTGAGCCGGGTCCAGCTCAAGGTCAATGATCTGATCGCCCAGCATCAATTTGCAATAATCTATTAGATTTTGTTTCAGCTCGGGCAGTGTATTTTCTGACATAAAAGAACTCCAGTTCCTTATATTTACCAGTTACGTCACTACCAAGCCTTGAGTACTACCAGATTTTCAGTCCCGCGACCGTTGAACTGTGTCTCTGTGGTGTTTAGATCTTTGTAGATCTTTCTAGCAGCTGGCTTGCCAGCAGCCTGCATGGCTTTCACAATGTCAGCTGGTTTACGCACAGTTTTCTGCACACTTTCCGCTGTGCTAAAGCCAATGATGCTGTTGCTCTTGATTGTGAATGTGCCCACATGCGAGTCTGCTACTACATGGATCAGTTTGCGTTTTTTGCTGTCATACAGCCAGGCTTCGCTCTTGTCCACTAGGTTTGCAGGAGCAAGCCCTTTGATTTTGAGGTCTGCAATTTCTGCCTGAAACTTGAATTTGGCTGCACGTTTTTCTGGGCTGATGGCCTTGGCCATGCGTGGCTTGCGGTCAACCTTCTTGATCTGTACGTATGCACCGCAGTCGTTGATCACTGCTTCGCAAAACTTCACAATGCCACGCATTTGAATCTTGCTAAAGTTAGCATATCCTTCTGCCAGCTGGGCGTCTTTGCCGCCGATTACGGTTTCAAATTCTACCAGTTTGCGTTTCCAGTCCACAGCAATTTCGTTCACCATTTGTGGTGCTACATTTTTGCCACGGATAATAGTAATGGGTTTGATGTCTGCGCTCATCTTGGCACCAGACACCACAAAGTCGTCAAACAGGCCTTCAAGCTCGCCTGCACACTCACTGAGTTTTTCTCGCAGGCGATCCTGGATTGTTTGTCTAGCAGGTGCTGTGTCTGTTTTTCCTGCTACAGGTGTGGGTTTGCTATCCAAAGCTTCTGCCAGCAGGTTGTCTAGACGCACTTGTTCTGCGTCAGTCAGGTCCAGGCCCACCAGGCTCATTCTGCACAACCAGCCAGTGGTCAGTGTTATTGCAGAATCTGGCACACCACGTAAGAGTCGCACATCGTTTTTGCGGCCGTGAGTTTCCAGATAACTCACAATCATGTCCCTGGCATCCTTTTTGTTATAAAAGTAATTGTACCAGTTGAATGCTATGGTCATTTGGCTCACCCGATCATAAACGGGCTGTACACGCCAGGTGGGCTCATCACCCATGAATTTGGTGTCAGCACTGCGCGGATTCAAAGGACGCACAGTGGCGCGAGCTGGTTGAGTGATAGTTTTCAAAGTGGCTCCTTTAAGCATATCAGTAATTATAGCAGATTATCCATTTTTGGTCAAGTTAGTAGAAAGTACTACCAAAGTGGCATCTGCTTCATTGCGGAATGTGATCCAGTACGGGCGGTACCCAGCAACCCGGCCATGCCCAAAGTAACTGTACCATAGATCATGCCGCTGCCAGCCGCCATCACCCAATTTCTTCTTGGTGGCTGTTTCGTATGGTGCAGATTCGGTGTAGCTAGGAAATCTCAGGCCCACAGTGTGTCCGTGTTCTCGGAATTGGCGAAATCTGCGGTTCAGTTTGACTACTTTCATACAGCTATTGTAGCACTTGCTCGATTATTGGTCAACCTGCCCATAAATACAACACTATGCCAAGACTTTCCATGTGGCGTCCCAATCGGACCCGAGATTACCAATACCTAGATAGAATCATCAGCGAACGCTACACTGTGGGTGGACTTGACATCTACGTGCATCGCTACATGGGTCCGCAAACCGGTGGTGAAGATTCAGCTTTTTCCGGCAACGGAGACGCTACTCAACCAATCTACGATGCACTGAGCCCTTTGAATATTCAAGATCTCTTGCTGTTGGAAAACCGCGACAGAATTTACGATCAGGACATCTATGTCATGCGCGGTGTCTACAATGCACAAGACGTGGACTTTGATCTGAGCCAATTTGGCTTGTTTCTAAACAACGACACCTTGTTCATCACCTTCCACTACAACGACATGATTGATTCATTTGGGCGCAAGCTCATGAACGGTGACGTACTGGAAGTGCCCAACCTTAAAGATTATCATCCCCTGAACAACGAGATTCCACAGCCCTTGCCCAGATACTATGTGGTGCAGGATGCTGACTATGCCACAGAAGGCCTGAGTCAAACATGGTTGCCGCATATCTGGCGTGTGAAAGCCACACCAATGACCAACAACCAAGAGTTCAAGGACATACTGAAAAAGCCAGT